TTAGCGATTATTTCTTCGAACGTCGTTTCTGGCATACTCTCTATCACCGGCAGAATAGCGTCCAAATACAAGGCATTGGCAAAGCGGAAACCGCCTTTTGATATATTCTGCGTCCGAATCTTTCCCGCAAAGTCATACAGCCCGCCAAATAAATACCGGTGTATATCTTGTAACCCTTTGACCGTTCCCACCTCAATACGGTCTATATCGCCGCTTTCGAAAAGGGCGTGCGCTTTTTCAAGGCTTTGAGCGTCTATGGTGTACGTTTTGTTCATCATAGCTATAACATCGCAACCGCCTTGCGTATCTGATCCAGCATCGCTGCAAGTCCGGTATCGCGGCGGGCAGTTTGCATATTGTAATCGGATTGCAAGCCTATCCATAAATTGGCGGTTATCCCTGTTGCCGCTTCGATTTTTAATGCCGTATCGGTTGTTATCGGTCGGTGTCCGTTGATAATCTCGTTAAATGCCGTGTAAGGCATGCCGATAATACCGGCGAATTTTCGTTGCGATATGCCTCGTGCCTGCAATTCGTCTTTGAGTATTTCGCCGGGATGGATCGGTTCGGCGCATATCAATTCATGCGGTGCGTAAATTTTTTTTGTTGTTTCCATATCGCTATTGCTTGTAATGATTGCTAATCTCCAATAATCGGCACACGGTTATTATCTGTTCGTTCATTACCTCCCTTACGGTAAATTCAAGTCGATATTTGCGATTGATGCGAATAGACGAAATACCGGCCTTATCGCCTTGCAGAACTTCGTAATTTAACGAGTTAATCCGGTATAACTCTTCTATGTTTTCTGTCCGTTTCAGTAATATAACGCATTTGAAATATCCCCGTATTACTTCTGGCTGGTATCGGTGCTTTTTATCTCTCGTGTGCCCTTGCTCGAACAGCTCACGCAAATACTCTTTGTCGAACTCTATAAACATCGTGCCGTGTTGTTTTCAATGCAAATATAATGCTTTGTTTTGGAATATACACAAAAAAAGTGAATGTTTTGTGAAATGATGCTCCTGCCCAACGGCAAGTAGATGGAAGCTATTCCCGTTTCTTCACCTCCAGTACCGTCCCGCATTTAGAGCAGGAGGTCGTGTTTGATGTCGATGTTGCACATAAAATCGATAATCAGAAAGGGGCTTTATAGCCCCTTTTCTCATTCTGTAAGTTTCTTCGCTATATATTTGCCGTATTCCGTTTTATTGCCGTTATGTCCTCCCTTATATAGGTTAATGTATCGTTCATTGCTTGGGTTGTCGTGTTGATTTCAGCGACTTCAAGATAGGTTTTTACGGCGTATTGCAACAGTTCATTACTGATCTGCACATTTCGGACAGCAGCAATCTGAATGCTTGTTATAGACGATATAAGTCCGATAATAGACTGTGTTTCGGTCATAACATATCCTCGGATGTCGGTAACTTTTCCTTGAATGTCCGTGAAACGTCCATTAAGCTCACTTCCGGTATCTTGCGACATAGCTTGAAATCCTCGGGATGTAGCCGATTGGCTGGAAATGTTTTCTACCCCAGTAGCTTGTGCTATGGTATCTCTCATTTCGAGGCCACTTTTGACAATTTCGTCCCACCATTCTCTTAATTTTTCGGTTTCAGTTTCGGTCAGCACTCCATCTTTCATTGCTTCATCAAAAGCTGCATACCAACCTTCGAGTTGATCTGAAAGCAATGTCCCGACTTTTGCTGTCAGTACAGCTTTCATCAAATATTGGGAGAAATCTTCTGAAAAATCTTTTGCGCTCGCATCCATATCCATCAAAGTACTGATGAAATTATCGTACATGGAATCGAATGATATTTGCGTACGTTGTTCCTGTGCCTTTTTCCGGGCATCTTCTATTTTTTCTTCCCCTTCGATGATGCTATTGAGATAGCTTTGGACATCTCCATCGAGTTGTGTCCAGAAAATGCTGGCTTCATCTCGCAATGTTCGTAATTGATCGGCGGAAAGGTCCGTCAGCCACATCATTCGATTGGCTTCATTCTGCCATTCATTTTTCCAAACATCATTTCCTAATGCTTCTCTGGCTTGTGCCCACCCTTCGGCAGACATATCTCTCCAGGTCCGGCGTCCTATCGTTCGCGTTGTCGTTGAACCGCCAGAATTTAGACGGGCACGGGCGAGTTCCTTATAGGATTCTGTCTGTTTATTGACTAAATCAATTATTTCTTGTTCTGTCTGGCGAACTTCTTGCCCATACGATATGTCAATATATTCTTTCTTTTTGTCTATCAGATTATCCCAAATGTCGTTTATTGCCTCGTATTGTTGTTTTAATTCCTCATATTCGGAATAATCCGGGCCAAAATTGAATAAACTAAGCGCACCTTGTATTAACTGAAATCCGGCTGATATAGCTGTGAGAACGAGACTTGCTTTTTCCAATGCGGACATTGCAGTCCCCGCTGCACTTGCTGCGTCTGTTACGCCATCTATTGTAGCGATAAGGTTTCCTGCGGCACTTGCCATTGTTGCGATGAAAGTCGCAGCTTTTCCTAATCCTTCATCAAACTCGCTCAAGGCACTTGCCGCTTCGCGGGCTGTTGCGGATAATTCATTGAGTAATCTGGCTCCTTCGGCCCAATTACTGTCGGAGACCCCTTTTTTTGTTTTTCCGAGTAGTGCATTTAATACGGCAATTCGCGCTTTGAGCTTGTTGATCGTATCAATATATCCGGCAGCCTCCTGTGTGCCGGAAGATGCAAGCGCGTCATAAGCCGTTTGAGCGGTTTCTAATTGTGCTTCGACTTCTGAAAGTAATTCTTCAAGTTTCTCAACAGACAAGTTTACGATTTCTTTTGCCCAGTCAGAGGCTTGTACTTCGAATACAGTCAAAGCCGCATCTCGCTCGGCTTGGATTGCAGCTCGCGCACCTTCAGTGGTCGCTTCGGCCATCTTACGGTCATAATAATCTTTGGTGGCCTGCATTTTCTCACGGAAAGTGCCGTATTTCATATAATATTCGTCCCAGTCGGCTTGTTCTTTTTTCCAGTATTCGGCAAAGTTTGTGTCTATGGGTGGACCTGCGATCGCTTCATGTCGCTCGTTTTTGCGGCGATTGTCGTTTACCTGGCGAAGTTGAGCGAATAGCTCTTCTTGTTTTTGGGTTAGTTTTCCCTGGAGCTCTATGATGCGTTGTTCTGCTTCGTTGATCGCCTCTGCCCGCCGTTGATAATCGAGTTCTATTTGTGCAACCCTTTTCTCTGTCCCATCCTTCATTGAATCGATCTCGGCTTGAAGAGCATCATCGCGCAGCTTTTGGATGGCTTTTGCGAGATCGTTCAAATTTTTTTCCTGTTGTGAAGCCGCTTTTTGGGCATCTTGTTCGGCTTTGCGGCGGGCTGCCTCTGCTTCGGCATTTTTCTCTTCCCAAGTGGATGAAGTGTAGAGTTTTTCAGCAGTGTGAAGAAGATATTCACTTTGTTGATTTAATGAATCAACATATTCTGTAAGATATTTAGCTCCGCTTTCTTTGAATTTTTTATATAACTCATTGTTATTTTTTTCTAATGTTTTTTCTGCGGCTTTTTGGGCTTCATCCATGGCTTTGACGTATGATTGTAATAAAGCCGTATATTCTTCATCTGTTTGCCCTTTTAAGCGTCCTCGCATTAAAATAGCGTTATATTGTTGCTTTGTGCCGAATAATTGTTGGTATTCAGGTAAGTATTCAATAGTTATTTTTTGCCCTTGAAGTTCTGTAATGTCATCCATCGCTGCCCGTGCTTGTGCAGCTTCAATAATTGCATCCCGTAGATTGTTGTAAGCGCTAATAGCATTCCCGACCATAATTTGCTCTTCGGACATATTTCCGAAGTAGGCGGGATATATTTCCTGTAATCTTTCGACCGCTTTTTTTCGTTCGTTGTAGGGTTTAGCTACATTTGTTGCTGCCCGGTACAATAAATCGAGTTTGGTAATTTCGGCTTGAGCGGAAATTGCCCCTTCAGTCATTGTCGCGTGGAATTGCTCTGCGGCTTGTTTTGCGGCATCAAAAGCCTGTTTCCCCTTGAACAGCGAGCCAACCCATTCGGTGATTTCCTTGCCGTAAAGGGTTAAAACCGTGATTCCGGCAACCAGAAGCGTTTGCCAAGAAATGATCGATTTAATAACCTGCTTCCAAACCGGTGTGAATGATTGGCCTTCGGCTTTGAGTTCTTTCACCCGTTGTCTTGTTAAGGCGAGCTGATCGGCTAAAATGGGCAGGTTGTTGGATATGGCGAGGAAGAAGGTTTGCGGGCTTATGGCCAGCGACGGTAGTTCCCGAGCGACCTGCTGGATTGAGAACGACAGTCCATTCCAACCGGAAGCATAATTACCGACATTGCGGGCATGAACTCCCATCGAAGCGTCAAGTTCTTTGATCTTTGTGTCGAGAGCCTGAATGTTTTTGAGAAGGTTTTGACCGAATGTATTCCCGCGTTCTCCTTCATTGAGCGATCTGTAAACGGTCCGCATCCGAGCGAGGGCTTGCGACATTTCATCTATAGAGCCATGTGCGACTTGCTCCAGTTTGATTTGGTTCGCAACCTCTTGGCGCATTCGTGAAATAGCTTGCTTATTTTCTTCATAAGTCAAAGATAAGGATGTTCGACGGGCAATTTGTTTGTCCGTCAAGGCGAAGCCATTCTGCTCGGCTTTATTCAAAGCATCATATTGTGCTTTCAGACCTCGGTTTGCGGCTTTTAACTGTTCTATTTGTTCGATATTTTCACGCTTTGCAAGACTTACAGCGTGCAATTCATCCAGCAAACCGCGCCATGCTTCGGCTTCCGCATTGGCAGCCTGTGCTCCTGCGGTAGATGCAGTTGACGATGGGGTAGATAGTGATTGGGGCTCTGTTTGTGAGACTGTTTTTGCCGCCTCGTTCTGCATTTGAGTAATTCGCTTTATTGATTGCTCGACACGAGCCTCCATTTCAGCGATTTTCTTATTTACAACGTCAAACTCCTTTGTTCCTGAAGGAATAGTAGCCAAAACCTGTTTCAATCGCTCCAGAGAGGTGATAAAACTGTTTAATTTATCGGTTTCGGCGTTTATTTTGAATGATAATGCGCTCATTTGTTCTTTTGTCTTCTTCTTGCGGCCATCTCCTTGCCGCTGCCCTTGACTATTTTCTTTTCATCGCCCACGAGCGATCGCACCTTGTCGATCATCATCAACATCATAGTGGGGTAGTTCACTTTTTCGAAGGCGTCACGGTAGCTGATGTTCAGGTGTTTCATCATAGTCGCCATGATGCCCGCAATAGAGTTGTTCCCAATAGTTTCTGTGATGGTTTTCTTGCGTGTTTTGTCGATTTTGACTGATTCCAGCAGATCTTTTCCTGTGGTGATGTCGGCGATTTTCTGTGCTGCGATTCGGATTTGTCGGTAATCGCTGTAGCGTCCGGCGTACCATAAGAACAGTCGTTGTTGCCAACGGCAGTGAAATAGTAGCTTTGACATAGTTTTCAGCGAATATCGTTGTCGCCCGTCAATGGAAAGGTCCAGCCGTTCGTCTGCGAAAGCCCGTGCGAGATCCTTGATATAGGGTTGGTAAAACCGGAAATTAAGTCGCCCGATCCGTACTATTACATGATGTTTGTTCAGCAATGATGCAGCGACGATGTTGGCGGACTTACTCATGATCCTTTGCGATTGATTGTGAGAGCTGCTCCATAACGGCGCTGATACCAGCCATATCCTCCAAAGGAATCATTTTTAGAGTTTTGTTATAGGCGTCAAACAATTCGTCGAGTGAGGCTTTTTTTAGGAATTTTCGCCGGAGCACGATGCGTTTTAATATATTGAATATGTTTTTGCTGTCAGATATACCTAAAGCTACACTTTGGGTCATTGCCTTAAGGCATCCGATACTTTTATCCGGCTCTTTTTTTATGTCCCGCGCCTGCATAATGCGTATGGCGGTCAGCGGGGACATACCATATATGCTATAACTTTTTCCGGCTATGCGGAAGCTGATGAAATCCATATCTTGAAAGCTTATAAATAAAAAGGAGCGAGGGGCTTACGCCTCCCGCCCCTTTGTCGATGTGATATAAGGCTGTTATTTGCTTGATACACTCATTATCGAAGCGGCATCCGTAACCTCAGATGCATCGAACCAATATTCAGACGATACATCCGTATTGTCGGGCTCCAGTGCTGTTGCGACGACACTGATAGCAACGGCATCGTCTGTTTCGGCATTTCGCGCCACGATGGAAGCCTTTGGGAAGACGCAGTATTGGTCGTCTTCTGTAAGTGCAACCATGCACTTCTCGATATTAGTGACGCCACGTGCCCGCTTCCAGGTGGTTTCCGTTCCTGTGCCACCCATGAATGCCGCCTTCGTTTTGTAGTCGTATTGGCCGATGGCGAAGTTCATGGTGACTTCACCCATCTCTTTTGACTGACGATATACGCCGTCGGTGAGCTGATTTTTGTATTGTGTTGTGGAGGGCTCGGCTTCATCGAGGCTCCACGTGTCCTGATGGACATTCGGCACCTTCTTGGTGGTAGGGTCTTTGAGGATGGTTCCCAACAGCGTTCCTGTCAGATCGCCCGTGACTTTCGCGGGGTCTGCATACCAGATGTTTTTGATGCCTACGGCTGTAATAGTTGCCATATTTTTAATCTTTTTTTACGTTTAACACTCTGAACAGAACCCGGACATAGACATAGTGGCACCCGAGGTCTTTATCCTCTTCACAACCTATATTTTCGTATCGGTAGTGATATGCCGTATTATCATATTGCCCATAGGTCCATGATTTGAATTTTGATTTTGCAGCCCGTTCGAGTTCTTTAAGCCGGTTTCGATTTGCAATTCCCTTGATGTCCGGGATACATAGATTCACCGAGATGTAACAGGATTCCCAGTAAGTCGCCGGAGATTGTTCCGATGGCGTTACAACTACGATTCGCTCGTTTTTTATTCTGCCTTCCGGAACATCCCAGGTAGGAAATGTTTTAATCCCGAAATCAGTGCAATCACGAATCAAAATGTCCTGTGCATCGTTGGTGGTTATCATTGTGCAATCCTTTTATAGCCATATTTTCGTGTATTCATACCTTTGTCCGCTTTTGTAGAAGCCTTGCACTGGGTACGACACCGAATCTTCTAACGTGGAACCGATAGGAGCACCGAGACGATGGTCGAATATATTTTTGCCGCATCTATCGAGGATGCGGACCTCCTCATTTTCTTCGAGGGGGAGTACATTCTGCGGCATAACTACCTCATAGGTATATTCGATCACTTTTCCGTTAGGCGATTCAATGAACCGGGCTTTGCCGTCGTAACGAGCATTACAGCGGCTCACCGTTTGCCATTCATCCGTGTTGTGATTCCAACGTTGAAGTATATAGGGAAATCGGATCATAAGAACTTTACGGTCGGTTGAAGATTGAATTCGTCGGCAATATCGGTTAGGCCGTTATCCTTTGCGAGAGCATGTATGCGGCGGCGTAATTCCTCTACATTATAGCCGATAGAATATCCGCCGTTGCCTTCGGACGCCAGAACGATAAGCTGCTTCAGGATGTCAATGGCGGCTTTCGCTACCGAAACCTTGTTGGCTGACGAATACTCTCCGTCTGCCGACAACCCTGCATCCATGCAGGCTACTGCAACCAGGTTGTCGTCCACATCATAAGGATAGAGCCGTGCCGATATTACTTCCGAAGCAATAATATACAATTCGGAGTATACAATATAAATACTTGAATTACATTTAATTACATAAATATTTTTCGAATATTATTTATTATTGCACATTTAATTTGCATACAAACTCCAAATATAATGACTTTTTTAGGGTGATATGGCGTTTGTACAGGGACCTGAAAAAAGGCGGTTTTTCCCGCCTCCTTTCATTCATATCCCCACCCCCACCGACGACGCTCATACCGTTTGCGATATGCGGCACTTTTCAGCGTCATTCGGCGGAAATGTTCACATAATTCCGCCGCTGTCATGTCGAACGTCTGTACGCCTTCGGTTGTAATATCATCACGTCGTCCGCCTCTCCGTTTTTGTTTTGGCCAGTCTTTGTCCATATCCCCCCGTTTTTGTATCTTTGACTTGTCGAGAATCAAAGAATCGGGGTAGCATCTTGCGGGAGGCTTTCCCGCTATTTTCAAAGCAAGGCGGATGTATAGTCCGCTTTGCTCTTTTCGTTACTCGGCATCAGGGACAAACCGCCCTCCATCCCAGGCTTCGCAAATCCTTTCCGGTAATATTTTTACCTTTTCCGAAAACCGATCGTATTGAATAACATTCGACACGTGCAATCCGTATTTAGGAAGCAATTCCGACAATTTTTCGACTGCATCTCGTATTTGTATCGCTAAACCGTAAACCTCGATCTGCTGCGGATCCGAAATGTAGATTTTTTTCTGCTCCTCGAAATATCGGTCGATGATGGTTTCATCGTATCCGACCGTGCCATCTTCCCGAACGATATAAGCATCCATAGGAATATTACGATAGAACCGCAACGTGTATTCGGCCTCCCGGCATAACACGGCTAATTGCTCGGACAGAATGTCGAACAACTCCTGTTTTTTCCGCTTTTCCGCCGGGAAAAACAGGGCTTTGATAGAGTTTTTCATGTGGTCCTCCATCCGGGCACGGATCGCTTGCCCTCCACGTATGACGTCCCGGAATGTCTCTGTCGTCAAATTCTCGCCCAGCTCGGCCAACCTGTCGATCGTCACCTGCCGGGCAAGATCATCAAGCGCACGCAAAAAATCACTTTTATCGTGTGCCAAAATTCGGTTGCCGATATAAATCGTTTCTCTTGCTTTCATCATCTTGACTGCTTTAATCCTTTAATTGCGTTTCTGGTGTTATTTTGCTGACTTTGACGATATGCGATCCGTGCCTGCATCGCTTCAGATACTTCTACCTGGTCAATCTCTACATCGCCGGTTTCTTGGGCGATTTTCAGTGCAGCGGCGCTTCCTTCGGTTTCAGCCACTTGCAGCAATTCTTTTAATCGTTCCTGTTTCATTTTTATATCAAGTTACTGTTAGAATATGGTTCGAGAGGGGTGTCGTTGCTCTGTACTTTGGGTAACAGCCTGTAAAGTGTCAAAAGCTCTTCGTCGGTCAGTTTGCTATAATCGTAAACCGGTCCGTCGTCATGCACGGTTGCTTCGACGGCCTGTAATTTCGGGATCGTGTACTGCATGAATTTTTCAAGCGCCTGCAAACGATCTTTCGGATCGAGTGATTGTAGATCCCGTTCGATCTGTTCCCGGCTTCCTTCTACAAGCTGGGTAAGCCATTCCCGAACATCCTGCGTTACCTTATTCGGGGTTCCGGCTTTCCGTCCGCCGGTTTTGGGGATTCCTTTCGGTCGTGACATAGTTTCTATTTTAATCTATTTTAGATTTACGTTGCTTTGCCCGCCGTGCGAACCTCAACAGCGATTCGGCAATTTGCACCGCTCGATCGGGCGTGAAGGTGGCAAAGACTTCGGGATCATCTTCCCCGTTACCGTAACCATTGAGGATGAAATAAACCTCCGACGGCGCGGGTTTGTCGTTTAAGGTGACTTCGGTAATTCCGACGGTTAGGGTCGTGCCGTCCTGCTTGAAAGTTTGGTGCGACAAAAATGATTTGTTCTTTTGCATAGTTTTTGGGTTGTTTTTTGGTTGTTTTTCGATCAATCACGGTATCTGCCCGCATCGAATCCGTTAGCCATATAAAAGGCGATTTTATCTGCGGTTCTCTTATCATCGCCCCGAATACAAAGGGCCGTGCCGAAACCGAAATCTGAAGAACTCGGATAGCGTTCGTATTTGTTTCCGTCCCGGTCTTTGGCTTCGGGTGCCTTGAACACTTCGTAATAGGTCAGGGCGTCGGATGTGGTGCGCTTGTAACAGTACATCCCGCTTGCCTCGTTATGGGCGATTTTCACAAACTTATCGCCGAACTTCGTAAACTCATCCCGCAAAGGCGGGTAAAATATCTGTTTTTTTCATGGAGTGTTTATGAAATTTCGATTTTCTTTGCGTTTTGGTATAGTTATTCCACCTGGCAGGAAAAAGCCGTAAAATCGGCTGTTTTCAGAACGGGCCGTTTTGTCCGTCGGTCGGGGTTGAGGGTGTCGTATCGTAGTCCGTTATCCGGGTCAGGCTTTCGTTGTGGCGGAAATAGATTCGGCCGGTCGCTCCCTCCCGGTTCTTGGCGATAGAGAATACCCCCACGCCCTCGGACGGAATAAGCCCGAATTTGGCGGTGTCTATCGTTTCCTCTTTCCGTATGGCCGGGCGGTCGATAAAAATCACCATATCGGCATCCTGTTCGATCGCTCCCGATTCCCGAAGGTCTGCAAGTATCGGTGTCTTATCGGCTCGCTCTTCAACCTTGCGGGAAAGCTGGGACAACAAAATGACCGGCACGTCGAGTTCCTTTGCCAGCACTTTGGCCGCCCGGCTCATCTCGGCTACTTCCCGCTCGCGGTTGTTGCGTTTGTCGGAATCGGGGGCCGTCAGCTGCAAATAGTCGATAACGACCATACCGCACCGCCCCTGCCGTTGCAATGCCCGGCACTGTGCCCGGATAGCGGGCATCGAAATAGAGGGGGTATCGATTATCGTCACGGGCAACTCGCTCAACCGGGCCGCACCCGGTTCTATGCGCTGCCAATCCTCGGTACTTACCGCACCAGACCGGAACGCCCTCGCATCTACCCCCGAAGCCCCCACCAGCATACGGCCGCCGAGCTGCGTCGCGGGCATCTCCAGCGAAAAGATACATACCGGAACACCGGCCCCGGCTGCGGCTTGTGCGAAATGAAGCGCAACGGCCGTTTTACCCATCGCCGGACGTGCGGCAAGGATAACCAGCTGACCGCCCCGCCAACCGCCCGTAATACGGTCCATACAGGGCAAACCGGTAGATATTCCTACGCATTCGCCCCGCTGGTGGGCCTGCTGGCGACGTTCCAGGTCGGTCAGCGTATCCTGCATCACATCGCCGATACTTCGGGCCGAAGCGATCCGGGCGACATCGCCGGTAATCCGTTCAATACCCGACATCGCCCAATTCACCGCATCGGGGTCGGTCTGGGCTTTGGCTTTAAGTTCCTCCGCCCAGAGGATCAATCGGCGCCGCATATCCAAATCTGCCAATATCCGGGCGTGATTCAGTATCTCGACACCCGATCCGACGTCCTGCGTAAGGGTTGCGACTTCCGACAAGGAGATCCCAGCCTTTTTCGCTTCCTGCCCAACCGTAAAGAGATCGGGAGTTAATCCCCGGTCATCGAGTTTGCAAATAGCATCGTAGATTGCCGCATTTTGAGTGTTGCAAAATGCCGTTGAGGTGAGAATACCCCGTACATCGGCGACGTATTGCGATTCAAGCAACAGCGCACCCAATACGGCCCGTTCAAGTTCGGGCGCCTCTGGCAGCTTCAAGGCGTCCGCCGGATCATTACAAATCGTCGTATATTGGTTTTCTCTCATTTTGCTGTGTGGGTTTAGGGTTATTAAATTCGGGTTTGCGGCGCATCCAAATTCGGGCGGCAGCTTGCCAATCTTTCATCGGGGATTTACCGGACACTTTCCAGCCGTTAGACGTGAAATGATCGTAAAAACATTCCGCATCGTTCTTTGTCCCTTCGATCGTCGAAAAATAGTTTGTAACTTCTTCGAGCGGGGGAGCAACAAACGCCGTGCGTTTGCTTGCGACTTTGTGCGGCTTGGCCGCACTTTCTTTACTCTCGTTAGAGAGTTTATTTATATACTCATTTCCATTCTCATTCTCATTCTCATTCTCATTGCTTGTTTCCGCTGGTTGTTTTTCGGTTGAATTTGGGTTGTTTTTCGGTTGTTTTTTTGCGTTCTTATTACCTTTTGGTGCGCCTCCGTTACATCCGTTTCGAAAATTTGTGACGCCAGATTTTATATTGGGGCAAATCGCCGTCCAACACAACCGGCCCAAGGCCCCCAAGGTTGAGGTGTCAGGTTCTATACCATCAAGTGCATAATCGGCGATTGCTTTATATAACATCAATTGGTCGGCCTCATCTGTCATTCCTATTGAATCGCGGAAACTGCGATAAAACGTGAATCCGTCGCGCTGTTTTTGTTTGGCTGCCTTTTTCATCGCATCCCTCCTTTCCGAATAAAATACCGTTTGAACCGGCCCCCGTGTACGCCCTCGCACCATTCATCGGCAATCGGTACGCCCTTATGTCGCAAATCGCGGATCGCACTGCGAGGATCGGACATCCTCAACGCCGCCGAAATATCTGCCACAGAACGAGGGATACCGTCGGAAAGAAGATTTAATACCCGCTGCTGGTGATACCCCCACGTAATTTGCCTGTCTTCACGCCGGTTGATGGCCGGCACCCCTGCACACTCGCTGCGAGTTGCAAGGTTTTTCCCCGCCTCCGTCATATCCTCAACCTTGATTTTTGGCACTTTTTGCGAGGTCTGACGCACTTTCGGATCGTGTCTTGATGTTGGATACCGTATGACGCTCTATCCACGCTAAAAGGGCCTTTTTCGAGAAAACAAGCCGGGACCCTATTTTACTGCACGGGATTTTCCCTTGCAGTTTTTTGGTGTATATGGTTTGAACTGTGATTTTACAGCCGTTGTCGTTCAAGAACGCGGCCGCCTCTTCAATGGTGAGATAGTCGTTTTCGATGTTTTCCGGTGCCGTAGGTTTCTTGGTGTAGGCTTCAAAGGCTTTTGACACGGCCGCCTCGATAGTTGTCTGCAACTGTTCGGGCGTTGTTACGATAATTTCTGTCATATCGTGTTCTTTTAGTTATCGATGCAATATTACATCACACTGCAAACGTCGCGGGGTTCGGCACATTTTGCAAGCGTTTTTATTGTTTTTTTTGTTATTTTTTCAACATTTTATCGATATTCTCAATAAAATCGGATTATCGCCACCTTGCCCTATCCTTGACGTATTTTTTGCACTTTCTTACTTCGGATGATTTCGAGAATCACCCGATCGCCATCAAGAATCAGCATCCCGTGCCGACGGGGATCACCGCCTTTGGTGCGGTGTTCGGCCTCGCATTCGGTGCGGATCCGGACGCAACGGAAACCTGCGGCCTCGAAAGCCGATCCGATCAGCGTTATATCTGCTCTTTTATTCACACACATCTTGTTCATAATCTTTGTATTTTATTTGTTTATTTCACGTTCTAAATTAACTGACGGATCGAATATCAAAAATTCGCCGTCTTTGGTCCATTCGCGGATAGTGTAGCACCCGCCCGGCAGGTAGGCCGCCCGGTGGACGGCCTCGGCCTCGGTGGGGAATAACCCCAGCCGATAGCCGTCAAAAGAAAGTTCGTAAATCATAGCTAACAAAGTTTGGAGTTCGATTTATTCCCAAATTGCGCCGACAGCATCCGTTCAAGCTGTTCCTTTCGCGCTTGGTTCTGTTGTTCTGTGAGGCGAATCCATTTATCAAAAAGGGCATTGTAATTTTTTTGTAGGCTCATATATGCCTCGGTGCATTCTATGACTGCCTTCTGGGATTCTTCTACTGCCGCTTCAGCCGCCCGGAGGCGATCCTCAAGATCGGAAACTTTAATCTTGCGTTGAATCGCTGTCATTGCTTCCGGGATTTAAATCGAAAACAAACGGAATCGGCGGCGGCGAAAGCTGCGCCGCGCAGCGACAGGTTGTGCCGCTTGCTGGCGTGGGCAAGGTGGATAGATTCCACGCTATCGAATGCAGCGTCAGGGGTGAGTTTGCCCGATACGGGCGTTACAGGTGCGATTGCACCCGTCGATGTGGTTTCTTTCATTGTACAGCATTTATGAAAGTTTAACAATATGTAAATAAAAAGGTTCGACACCGACCCTTTGCTGTACACCTACGAAAGGCAGTCGGGCCATTAAGCACCGACAAGGGAGTATCGAACCTATGTAAACGGGTATAAAAATACCCGCTTTGTTAGCGAGTGTATCGCCTTTCGTATGTACAGCACAACAAAAGTAGGCAATCATTTCGAGACTGCCAAATTTGCGGGCGACTTTTTGCCCGATACGGGCGAATAGGGATTGTTTTACCCCGTCAGATGCGACGGAGACGGCGGGCACGGGCGTGCCCGGTTTGATTGTAGGCATAACTTGTATTTGTAGGATATAAAAAAGCCGTCGTTAGGTGTCCTACGCTATACAAGTAAAGCGCGGGGTCGTTTCCGATACCCCCACCATCGACGGCAAATTGTGAATATGCGAATAACATAACTTGTATTTTTAGGATAGTGCAAATATAGCCCTTTTTCTTGAAACCGCAAGGGCTGGGGCGGGTTTTAATATACCGTTACGAAATTCTCTACCTTGAACGAGCGCCAGCCGCCCGCCTCGACGTCGTAATAACGAATCGTTAGAGCGTCATTTGGTCGGCCGGTGCCCTTGATCGTTGCGGCCACTTCGTGCAGCGTGCCCGCCGCCTTGCGTAATGTCCCGTCGGCTTTCTCGTATGCGAACCGCACCACGCCCGCCCGCATCCGCTGTGTCAGGCGGTAAAGCGCCCACGCCTTAGAAAGGCATACGGAGAAGGCCCGGCCCGTCGAGCGGAACAGCGCCCACGCCCGGCGCATAATCGTTTGTAAATCGTTTCTTTTCATAATCGTGTTATTTGTCGAGTATTGCGATAATTCGTTCAATACATGCCCGCTGTTCATCGAGCAGGGCGGCCAGCCTGTCGGCCGATTGGATCACGTCATTATTCATAATTATTTCGAGGTTTTGCGAGAATCTCGCTATTTCAATCACCATAGTAGCGGCCATATTCGCCGTAGTAGTCGGCCGGAATCGTCAGCAACTCGGGGTTATAAGTCGTCGTTTTGGCCTGCGCATCTTCCTCGGCAAGGTTGCGGCCCTCGATCTTTGCGGCCAGCATCGCCAGCTTCTCGCTGCGCCACGCCTTGCGAAGCGCTGCGGCGAAGGTCTTGCACATCTTCGCTTTGAACATATACCAGGCATTGCGGAAGATTTTAGACAGGTTGTATTTGCTCGTTGCTTTCATGGTTATAAACTTTTATGTTTTGTTTTCTTGTGCAAAGACAAGACAAAAGTTTTGTTTGGCCAAATAAAAACACAACTTTTATGTATTTTTATATTAAAAAACATAATCTTTGAATTTTGTTTACTACCTTTGCGGTATCTTGACAAACAAAATATATAGGTTATGGATTTCAGAATTAAGGAATTATGCAAGGAAAAGGGGCTTTTGTTTAAGGAATTAGCCCAACAGTTAGGAATTACCGACGTGGGATTGCGTCAGTCATTGCAAGGTAATCCCACTATCGGCACGCTTGAAAAGATCGCCGCCGGTTTGGGCGTATCGGTTCCGGAGCTATTCGCCCCTCAACCGACGAACACGATCACCTGCCCCAAGTGCGGGACGGTGCTGGAGGTAAAGGAGAGGGAATAATAGTCGCTGTTATGGGAAAGAAAACAGATCGGATAGACACCCAAAGCCTCAACAAAGCGCACGCCCTTTTCGAAAGCGGCGATATAGACCGTATCGAGGTGGGAACGGTCAAAGGGTTACAAGATATACACCGGTATTTGTTTGGCGGGCTGTACGACTTTGCAGGAAAGGTTCGGACGATGAATATATCAAAAGGCGGTTTCCGCTTTGCAAATGCCTTGTATTTGGACGCTATTCTGCCGGTGATAGAGAGTATGCCAGAAACGACGTTCGAAGAAATAATCGCTAAATACGTCGAAATGAATATCGCCCATCCATTTATGGAGGGGAACGGACGGGCCACCCGAATATGGCTCGATATGATTTTGAAAAAGCGTATTCGGCGGGTGGTGGATTGGCGTAAGGTGGACAAGGATTTATATTTGCAAGCTATGGAGCGCAGCCCGATAAACGATCTGGAGCTACGCACACTGCTCGGCAGTGCATTGACCGACCGCACGGAGGATCGGGAGGTTATTTTCAAGGGAATTGAACAATCTTACTATTACGAAGGTTACGAGGCATAACCAAACCGCCCATATTTTTAGATAGTTTTTTATTACTCCCGAATGTATTGATTATAAATACTTTATATTTTGGGGTGTAGGTATTATTCAAAAATAAAGCCGAGGATCAATCCTCGGCTTTATTGCAATTCTATTGTTTTATATAAACACCCAGTTCTTTTCCAGTAGAAGTATTTGTTACAGTCATAGCAGAACCCGATATAATTCCTTCTAATTCTGCTAATCCATATTCCAAAGGCAATAAAGTAACTTTAGAAGAATAGTAGGTATATTTATAAATGGTTGTTCGATAAATCTGGGATGAACCAGCAAATTTCAAAATATAATGACACTCATTATCATCGAATGAAAATGAGCCTGAAATACCATCCTCTATTCTTTCCCAAGTCGTACCAGACAAAGGATTTGAATTTGCTTCGTCATCTTTCGAACATCCAACAAATACCAATGTAGCCACAGCTACAAAAAGAAGTAAAATTTTTTTCATAATACAATAAGTTATTGGTTAGACATTGCAAAAGTACAAAATTCCCCCCCCCGCAAAATTTTGAAAGAAATTTTTGTTCAATGTGCCAATAATAGTGTATTTTGCACTATATGAAAATAGAGAAAGACATAGCCGATTTGGACTCATTCATCAAAGGAATCGAACCCGAAGTAGTGGGATTCCTCGACGAGCGGGCACGGCAGGCCGTTGCTCTCCAACAGGCAAAATCCGACTATCAAAATCATACATGGAACCTTCGGAGCGCGGTCGGATATGTCGTAACTTATAATGGAAAAGAGAAAAAACGATTCATAGGAGATCAAAACCACCCTGACCCACGAGCTGCCGAAGCCACAAACAAACTGCTGAACGAAGAAAATAAAGCAGGGACCGGTATTATTTTCGGAGATGGAATGTTCTACGCCTCCTTCGTGAGTTCGAAAGGATATGATGTCATAGATACAGCAGAATTATATTTAGCCAAAGCCTTAAACGATAAAAAATGATCGGAGATTTATTGATAAACGGATCGGACGCCTACGCGAAAGGGATTGCGATGGGCGACGATTTTCTGGGAAATATACTATCCCCCTCTTCATTGAAAAGTTTTGTCGAGAATGACGATCCGACAAAAAACGGTAAAGAGGTTATTTATCCTCAAACACCGAAGTTGGCATCACGGGATTTGACATTAACTTTCACAATATTTGGTAATACTACGACAGAACACCTTACCAATTACAAAAATTTCATCGCTCTATTGCAAAAAGGAGAAATTTCCCTGTCCATACCGGCATTAGGAACGGAAGTGTATCATTTGACCTACGTCGGCGATTCAGGCAGCTACATGATAGAAGCCGATCGCCTGGCATCGAGATTAACAGTGAAATTTAACGAACCCAACCCCGCAGATCGGGCAGCACGCGAATAGGAAAGGACGGGAATCTATCCCAGCCTTTTACTCGCTTCTGCTATTCATCGTAAAATGATGCGTTAGCCCCTCCCCATCCTTATCAAATCAATTGCAGTTCTTCTCCAATCTTACGAATTTCGCTCTTTATCATTTCCATACGTTAGGACAATAAACGTGTATTCGGCTACGTTTTCATAGTGCAACTAAAAAGTTGGCAAAAAATTTGCACCTCGAAAAAACGTGTATTATATTTGCATCATATAATGAAATATAGACGTACGGGTCTATCCGTAACCACGAATATCGAACATAAAGGATACAATAAGACCGTCATAATATTACATGGCGGTCTTTTTATTTATTGACAATATAAAAAACTTACGTTTATGAAAAAATTTCATTCGGCTCTTTTTGACTTTTGTTGGTTCCCTAATTATGACGCATCTATTGAATATCTTGCGAATAATATAGCAGATCCGGAACCATGGGATTTCTCAGATGCTACGCAAGCCAAATATTCCATTTTGAAAAGTTATATCGAACATACTTTCCGCAAAATTAAATCTGAAAATAAAATATCCTTTTCTTCTGATAACAATTTTGCATGTTTCAATACTGGACTTGTAACTGCAAATTTGGAAAGCATATTTGCTCTTGCTGAACGCAACAATAGGCCAGATGTAGCCGAGAAAGGTTTATCGCCTTATGTTTTCAAGGCATTTGTCAGGGAAAGCGATATTCAGCTAATTAGCAAATTCGGCGATAATATTCCGGACATTGCTGATTTTTTCCAGAAACCCGAGGATTTGATTTTCAATCCTCAATGCAGGGTAGTCCCTCAAATCGACCATATCATTGCGGACAACATGGACAGATTTCCTGCACACATGCAAGGGCTGAGTTCAGACGAAATGCGCAGAAGACTCGTTGGCGCGATTAATGAAGCCCAAAAAAAAGCAAGGTCAAATTACAAAATAGCTGTCCCCCAGTATTACGAAGGGAAAATACAACTTCTGTTGCCCTTATGCCTTACCCCTGGATCACCCAATCCGGATTTAGCTTTAGCCACGCATAAAATAGGGAATAATACCTATACAGCGCGCACATGCTTAACATTGAAGATGGCATATAACAACGCTCGTCTAATCGTTAAGCCGCAAAGTTCATGGCTTAAACCTTAAAATACGGATGGAAGCAACCCCCTCTTGCCCCGGTCAAAAGACCGGGGCGTTTTTCTGTATTTTTTCTTAAAATTACTTGCATAATGTGCCGAAACCCCACACTTTTGTATCGACCCTGTGATGGCACAGGATACATATATCGACGAAATGACAATATACAACCCTTCCGGTAAAGCGATATACGATGCGCCCGTAACAACGAGTGCCATTATCAAATACGCACTTATGGGGGATTATTACATCGAACTCCCCTTTAGTTTGCTTACCCCGCTGGATTTCCCCCTCGGATCATACATCACCTACAAAGGCCGCAAATTCGAAATCATGTCGGAGGTTTATCCGGATTTCGACAACAAAACCGGCGGCTACAAATACACGCTTCAGTTCCAGGCGCAGCAAAACCACATGAAAAATTTCATCTGCTTCTGGCTGGGAGGCGATAATCCTGAAGCTGTATTCCACAACACGACAGACTTGGCATCCTTCGGGGCGCTCATCGTCGCCAACATGAACAAGGCACTGGGAGGAAACAACTGGCAGATGGGAAGTGTAAATGTCGAACATCCGGAAACCAACAAGCTCGTATCGTTCAATGGCGATACCTGTTGGGATGCCTTATCATCCATTGCCGAGACTTTCGATGTCGAATGGTGGACCGAGGAGAACGGCAGTATCGTAACCCTGCATTTCGGAAAACTGAACTTCGGAACGCCGGAAACATTCAAACGCGGAGAAGTCGTCAAAAGCATCCCGGCCAAGAAAGGGGACGATTCCGAATACGGGACCCGTTTCTATGTATTCGGCTCCACGCGCAACCTGACGAAAGAATACGGACAATCCGAACAGGGCGGCGTAACGAACCACGTTTCCGAAGTCCGGTTACGGCTTCCGGATGGGCAGCAATACATAGACGCACGTCCCGGACTTACAAAAAACGAAATCAAGGAAGTCGTAGTGTTTTTCGACGACATCTACCCGAAGAACACGGAAACCGTCACTTCGGTAGAAACTATCGATCGGACAATCATTGAAGGGCAGACCGACAAGGCATACGTCATGGTATGCAACGACACGCCATTTCTACCTTCAGACGTAATCGAAGGAGAAACGCTGGGGGCACATTTTACGAGCGGCGATTTGATCGGCTGGGATTTCGAACTCGCCCTTATCGACGACAATGGCGACAATATCGACCCCGCGACCTGGAAACCCGAAGACGGATTCAACAAGAAATTTGAAATCATCGCCCAAGTCGAAACGTCCGGCGAAAGTCAGCAGATTATACCGAATGAAAACATGCGTCCTCGTGGAAAAGATGATGACCGAGGGCCTGACACTTTCGTACTCACAGGCGTCAAACTCCCCCAGCAACGCATAGACGAAGCAGAACAAGAACTTCTTAATGCCGGCACTTCCTATGCTGCCAAACATAGCAGCGACACGACAGTCTATGACTGTGAAACGAATCCCGTGTATTGTACACACAACGAAAAAAACTACGAAGCAGGACAGGCTGTACGATTAATGGGTCCTCAATTCGGTATAGACGGTCGTCTTTCCCGGATTCAAGGTTATGAAAAAAAACTATACAACGAGTACATCGCAACCTATACGGTAGGCGACAATACACCTTATTCCCGCCTGGGCAGTATTGAATCGGACGTGAAAGCATCGCTCTATTCCCAACGTATAGGCATTGCGGAGAATGGAGCGGCTATATATCTAATCACCCGATACGATAATACTTTTCCGACCGATACAAATGCTTATTCTGCACGAAGGGCAATATGGGAGTTTGCCAACAAGCAGGCACCCGATACGTTCAAGGGTAGAATGACTTTCAACGCAGGGGCACAATTTGGACCATCATATGCCTCCGGTATTACCGGAGTGGGCGGGTTTATAAATGAAAAAGGCGCCGGCGAGTTGGAGAGCCTCTTCATCCGTCGTTTTCTGGAGGTTCCGGAGCTTCGGTACAACCGTGTGGGCATCAGCGTCGGGGACGACTGGAGCGCTCCGGGCGCCGGGGTGATCGAGAGCGTGGACAAGGATCAGAAGCTCGTAACGCTCAAACTCGAAGAGGGCGAGATCGGCGCCGTAGCGGTCGGGGATATATGTATGGGTATCTTCCACGACTTCGACCCGTCGAATAATGCGACGGCAGATTCCGACGACGGCCGGGGCAACTTCTCTTTCGCAGGCTTCGCAACGGTCTATTTCCGTATCACGGAGGTCCTGGGCGACCGCAACGAGCAGTTCCGCTACGAGCTGCGCCCCCTGTCGGCCACCTTTACCAAGCAGATCGATCCGATGGAATCGATGACCTTCGTGGCCTACGGCTCATTCACGAATACCGCCCGGCAGAGCTCGCGCTACTCGACGCGCACCTACCAGCGTTATCTGCGCAATGTCAGCGACTGGGAGTTTACGGCCGAGAATATCGCCGCGCAGTTCGGCGACCTTACGAACCTCTCCGTCTTCGGGATCCAGATGTCGGGCTATTCGGCCTATCTGGATAATATCTACCTGCAAGGTATGATCAGCAGCCTGGACAAGAAGGCGCTGCTGGACACCCGGAGCAAGCTGTTCCGGCTGGTCGGGGACGACGGCGTCGGCGTGGCCTTCACCCCGGAGGCAGGCTGGAAGCAAGGCAAGCTCTACGACCCCGCAACAGGACAGTTCCAGAAGGAGTTCGACATCGAACAGATCGATCAGACGGCCACCGAAGCCCAGGACACTGCCAATTCCGCCGATCGCAAAGCTCAGCAGGCTAAGGATTACATCGATAACACGCTACCCGGCGAATTGTCCGAGATCAACAAACGGCTGGACGGTGTCGTGGAAAACTGGTTCTATCCCTATACCCCCTCGCTTTACAATGAACCGGCCCAAACATGGATAGCGGACGGCGAGCAGGAAAACCATATCGGCGACACGTTCACCAATACGCTGCCCGCGAATTTCGACCCGACGGACGCAGGCTGCTGGGAGCAGGGCAGCATCGGTGCATCCTATATCGACGGCATTAAGACCTGGGATCAGATCAAAATCGCCGACAGCACCCGCATCCGGCTCAAAACTCCGGTCGGAGGAATACCCAAAGGCGCCGTACTGTCGGTGGGCGAAGGCTATACGATGGGTTACAATCCGATAGCGTCATCCGGAGCGGTTATAGCAAGTTACGTATGGAGCCAGAGCTATACCGTCGGAAGCGACAACCCCTACATGGCTTTTGTCATCCGCAAAACCGATAATGCCAAAATCACTCCGGCGGAATACCCGCAGATTCACTTCACCATATCGAGCGACGAGATGACGAACCCCGATGCGGGCAAATCGTGGCGGTGGGTAAAAGAAGAGGACGGAACCTATAAATGGACGCCGATCGCCGACAGCGATGCGGTAAAGGCCCTGCAAGAGGCGGCGCGGGCGCAGGACACGGCCGATGCCAAACGTCGTGTATTCGTCGTAACACCGACTACACCCTACGATGTGGGTGACATCTGGACGCAGGGCGAAGGTGGCGACATCATGCGCTGTATCGAATCCCGTGCAACGGGCAATTTCGAAAGCTCGGATTGGGACAAAGCATCCAAATACACCGATGATACGGCAGCCAACGAAGCCAAAGACGAGATTGCTAATCTTCAGTTCGGCGCCCGCAACTATATAGCCCGACAATTCCTCTATGCGTGGAACAGCGCCAAAGAGGGTGTTTCGGATGTGGTGACCTCGGGATCGGACGCAGACGGAGCCTACATGAAGATCGATGCCAACAAAGCGAGCAATGCAGGGGTAGCTATTGCGGCTACGAGCCAGATCGTAAACTGGACGGATTGCTTCGGGGGTAAGATCGCCTACAAGGCCGGCATGTCCTATGTCTTCAAGGCACGCATCAAACTGCCGGAAACCAAGACCGGCTGCGTGTTCTGTGCCGTTTATGAAGACGGATACGACATTATATCACGCCCGCCATCTGCTCCATATTCTGATGTGTATGAAGCCGTTTATACGACCAAATCCGGAAAGTCCTTGTTAAAAATCGTACTTTACGTCGATTATTGGCGACCGATTTACATTTACGACATCCAGCTCACGGAAGGCAACAAGGCCCCCACGGGATACATCACGGCCGAAGAGGATGTGCAGGCGCAGATCGAGCAGGTGAAGCTGGATGTGGACTACATTGCCTCGGATTCGAGCCTGACGCCATCCGACAAACAGCAGGTGGCTAATGAATGGGTGCGGATTCAAGGCGAATACTGGAGCATCATGGCGAATGCCGAAAAGTATGATGTCCCCACGGATTCATTTACGGTCTATTTCCAGGCACTCGAAGATTATCTCACGCCCCTGCTGGCCGATATGAGTACGACATCCGAGATAACCGGCACCGAGTTCAGAAAAGTATTCTCCGATTATTATGAAATAAGCAGCAACATGTCGGACTTGATCGACGACGCGATAGACGAATCCATCAAATCGACAGAGTACCTCAAGAAGGCTATGGAAGACGGAAGTACCGAGGTGAAAGGCGGTCTGATAATGACCAATGTGATGTTGCTGAAAAATGCTGAAGGCGACGTGACGGCCGGCGTGAGCGGCTTGCAGGAAGACGATGTGCCCTTCTGGTCGGGAGCCGACTACACAAACCGGAAAAAAGCCGTGTTCAGAGTACACGCCGACGGGGAAGTACACGCAACCAAAGGAACCGTCGGAATCCTGCAGGTCAAAAACGATTCCGTAGAGGTGAGCGATGCGGCCGCAAGCGGAGATAAAATCATACTCACCCCATACAGAATTACGTCCATATCGCAGGTTCTGGGTGCTGTGAGTGTACCGGGTGTCATAGAAACGAAAGAAGTGAGCGCACTGGCTACGGGACAAAGCAATCCTTTTGTCCGAAATGTTTACGAGTCAAGTCCGCCGTTTACCTGTGGGCAGGGAGTACAGATGTCAGCCCGGATTACAGCCCGCATCACAGGCAATGCCGAAGGAGGTGGCGGGGGCGTAAAGATCGAGGTGGTAAACGCTTTGACGGGGAAAGCCGATCCCCTGTACCGAAACAGCACGGCTGAAGCCCAAAACACGAATTTGAATATCGACGAGACGATTTCATATCTTTTCACTGGAGCAGCCCAGAAGTACTACATCCGGATTACGGTCGAAGCAACGGCAGCCGGAAAACTTACGGCCTCTGCAACGATGAATGCCGCCCAATTCAACTTCGTGAAAGACATCCGCAAGAACCTGATCGCTCCCAACGGAGTAGCCGTTGTGAAAGGATCGAGCAACTATGCGGTATTCACGGGAGATATTTTCGAAGTCCTGATCGGAAAAGCCGGATTACGTATTCAAAACGGGTATGTCTATAAGAGAGATACCGACCATACGACCTGGACAAAGATTTGAGAACCGCCATTGGAGACAGTCGTAAATTAATTGAAGAATTTTTAATGGCTGCGATGGACCATGTATGGAATACGTCGGTTGTCGGCAGAAAAGTGAAAGACGAAGTAGACGGTCAGCATCGAATCTGACAAATAAAGTCCTTCGGGGGAGGACACAAAAAATCCCCCGGTTTGTTAGCAGTCATCTCACCTACATACCAACAAATGCACGATTACTCGCAGCGACCGGGGGATAAAACCTCCTGCTGCGAGTAATTTTTTGTGTCGTTTCCTGTACAGGGGACGGCTGGTATGTAGATGAGATACGCAAAGATACTAATTTTAATAAAATAGCAAACTATGAGAACCCCTATTTCCTACTATGGCGGCAAACAGACAATGCTCAAGCACATTTTGCCTTTGATCCCGTCGCATAAGATCTATACAGAGGCATTTTGCGGCGGTGCGGCCGTCTTGTTCGCCAAACGGCCCTCCGAAGCTGAAATCATCAATGACATCAACATGGAGTTGACAAACTTCTACTGGTGTATGCAAGTTTACTATTCAGACCTCAAACACGAGATTAACAAAACACTACACAGCCGGGACCTGCACGCCCATGCCGGACATATCAACTCTTATCCGCAGTTCTTTACTCCCGTCGAACGGGCATGGGCCGTATGGGTGCTCTGTAAAATGTCGTTTGCGTCAATGATGGACGGGACATTTGGATATGACTTCAGCGGCACAATGACCAAGAAACTGCGTAACGCGAAGGATGAGTTCACAGAGCGGCTTTGTCAGCGGCTCGAACGAGTGACTATTGAGAACCGAAACGCTCTCGACGTGATCGACTGCTACGATGCTCCCGATACCTTTCATTTCGTCGATCCGCCTTATGTGAACTCCGATTGCGGACACTATGAGGATACATTCAACGAACAGAATATGGAGCAACTCTTGCAATTGCTTGAAACCGTCAAGGGAAAGTTTATGCTCACGATGTTCCCGTTCGATATGATCGACCGGTATGCCCGGAAGAACGGATGGATTATCCATCGTATCGAGCGGACGATCAGTGCCTCGAAATCAAATCGCCGCAGACAAGAGGAGTGGATGGTCTGCAACTACGAGGAACGGGCACAGGCATCTCTGTTCCAGGGTGAGTATTTAGGCGAATAGATGGAGCTGGTATTGATTCATCTTGAAATAAAAAACCGTTCGAGCGGCAGTTAAACGCCATTCGAACGGTATGTTTTCTTGATTCGCTTTACATATTTCCCGCGATATGTAAACGGATCGTGCATTTGCTTTACATATATTCTGCGCGTGTGCGAAATTTCAGTCGCTTTTCGTTTTGGATTACTTCAACCCTCTAAAAGTCGCATCTGGTTCTGAACTTCGTCGCATCTCGTTTTGCCGATTATAGGAAACTGTCGGCCCTCGACCGTCTGGCGTATATCGGCAGGCGGGGCATGGGGGCGCTGGAATTTCTGCCTCCGGCAGCCGAAGAGATGGAACAACCGTTCAAGGTCGAGATAGCCGACCTCTACAAGCTGGCCCAATCGGCGTTGAACGAGGCGAAGGACTTCAAGGTCGAGATACAGCCGGACTTCATGATCGAGAGCCTGTTCAAGGTAGGTACGTCCGCCGGAGGACGCAGGCCGAAAGCGATCATCAACCTCAATCCGGAAACGCACGAATGCTACTCCGGTCAGGTAGCGCCCCCACAGCCCGGATACATCCCCATGATTATCAAGTTCGACGAGCATTCGGATATTCCCACTACGCGCATTGAGTACAGCTATTATCTCATGGCGAAGGATGCCGGGCTGAACATGATGCCGTCGTATCTGGTGGAGGGCGAGCAGACCGCCCATTTCCTGACCGAACGGTTTGACCGCCGGGGAGGGAAAAAGGTACATGTGCAGACGTTGGCCGCCATGCAGCCCTCTTCCGACAGTTACGAAAGCCTGTTCGACACCGCCTGCCGTATCGGCATTTTGCCGGCAGAACTCAAGCAGTTGTTTCTTCTGACGGTCATGAATGTGCTGGGAGGAAACGTGGACGACCACAACAAGAATTTCGGCTTCCTGATGGGCGACGACGGGGTGTGGCATGCCGCGCCGGCATACGACTTCACGTTTTCCGTTGATCCGTCCGCACCGGGTTATATGAACCGCCATTGCATGACCATAGGCAACAAGAACTCCGACATCGGACGAGGCGACCTGCTGGAACTGGCCGGGCGTTACAACATCAAGGGGGCTGACGCCATCATAGAAAAAGCCATCGGCGTCGTTTCCGACTACGACCGGTATGCGGAACGGGCAGGCGTCAGCGGATATTGGTGCAGCCGGATAAAAGAGGAAACGGGCTACCGGATAGAAAACATGTCCGACGTAGCACGCCACCGAGGAATCGGACGGTAGCCGGGAGAACCGGATTCCGATATGAGGGAGAAAAGAGAAAGGAATGGGGACGCATCCTGCGGTCGTGGTTTCGCCCGCATTCGTGTATGAAACCGTAAGCATAAAGCCCGAAGAACGCGGCACATCGGTAGAGTTGATTTTTCAACCTTTTTCTATATAAGAAATATATTATTTGCACACAAAATCAACTTTCCCAATTTTGAGACAAAAAATATTATCTTTGCGGTTGAAATAGAAAACACATAATATACTGTGGATATAGAACAAAGAAGCAAAATAAACCAGTTGTTGCTTTCCGCCACTCCGAAAGGACTGTTGTTTTCCGCATGGCTGAAAAAGAACGGTTATTCCGACCAGTTGATAAAAAGGTATCGGGAGTCTGGCTGGCTTGCGATGTTGTCAAAGGGAGTCATGTATCGCACGGGAGACACTTTGTCGGCATACGCCGCCTTGTCTTGCTACAACAGGCAATTAGGCAAGACGTTCCGCGTTGCGGCGCATTCCGCGTTGGAACTGTTCGGTTTCAACCACTATGTGCCTATGGGCAAACCGCTGCTGATGGTAGCGCACGGCAAACAGCGTATTCCAGAATGGATACGCACCGATGTTTTCGACAGGGTAATAAAAACGTTTTCTACCGATACGTTTCCAGAGCCGCAAGTTACGACGATTGTGAAAGACGGGGTGGACTTGCCGGTTTCCACTCCCGAGCAGGCGTTCTTGGAGTGCCTGTTACTTGCGCCGCAACAATACTCCTACATGGACTTGTACTATATCATGGAGCAACTGACAACGCTGCGTCCCGATATGGTACAGCGGCTACTCGAAACGACCAAAAGCCTTAAAGTAAAGCGCATGTTCCTCTACATGGCAGAAAAGGCCGGACACTATTGGTATGATACGCTCGACACATCGAAAATGGAGCTGGGAACCTCCAAATTGCAACTGGCAACAACCGGGGCCTATATCTCCAAATACAAAATAACCGTACCCAAAGAACTGAACGAATATGAATGACATCTATAAAAAACAAGTGGCATTGCTGATACGCATTATGCCGTCCGTATATCGAATCAAAGATTTCGCCGTGCATGGCGGAACGGCCATCAACCTGTTCCATAAGAATATGCCGCGCTATTCAGTCGATATAGACCTCACTTATATTCCCATACAGGAGAGGAACGAGAGTCTGGAAGCCATCAACAGCCACCTGCGGACGCTGAAAAACAGCATAGAGAAATCCATACCGGGTATCAAAGTGATTCACAAGCCGAATGTCTGGAAATTGCAGTGTACTCTGGACGGCGCAACCGTCAAAATCGAAGTGAACGGGACAAAGCGGGGGCTCATCGGGGAAACGGAGGAGAAAACGCTGTGCCAACGAGCGGAAACGGAGTTCAATATGACCTGCAAAGCACGTACCGTCTCCTATTCGCAGCTTTACGGGGGTAAGATTGCAGCGGCATTGAGCCGGCAACACCCACGCGATCTGTTCGATTGCAAGTATATGAAAATAGCATCGTTCGATGATGTCAAGGACGGCTTCATACTTTGCCTGACAGGGAGCGACAAGCCTGTCATCGAATCATTACAGCCGAATGCCATCGACCAGACGGAGGCATTGGAAAACCAGTTTGAGGGAATGTCCGATACGCCGTTTACCTACCCGGATTATGAGGAGGCGAGGCACAAGCTCATTCGGCAGGTAAACGATAGCATGACCGAAACGGACAGGGAGTTTCTTCTGTCATTCGAAAACGGCGAACCCGATTGGGAAAAATGCTGTGCCGGAGATTTAAGCCGCTATCCGTCCGTGAAATGGAAATTACAGAATATCGCCAAACTCAAAATGAGCAATCCCCAAAAACACAAGGAGGGAGTGGAAAAACTACGGGCTTTTTTATTTCCGGAACAACGGTAAGCCTTCAACTCTTGAATTTGTATAATGGATGTCTGAGGGAAAAAGAGGGAAAGGAAGCAGAGGGGGGATAAAGGAACAAAAACCAGACAAGAAAACAACCCAAGAAAACACTACAAGAAAGCCCAATAAGCAAGATTTGAGAAAAGAGGAAATTTTGAAGTTCTGCATCGAACCGAAATCGTTGTTTGATATAATGCAGCACGTAAACCTCAAAGCCAGAAAAAACGTGATGAACGTCTATATCAATCCAATGCTTGCCGCAGGGGTGCTGAAGATGACGGAGCCGGACAACCCGACAAGCCGTAACCAGATGTATGTAACGGCAGAGGAAGCCCCGGAACATGGCGAAGCGTGAGCTTGCGAAGTTGCGACATGAGGGAGATAAAAAAAGAAGCTACAAGTTGCCGCAGCCAAAATGATACGCACCATGCCATGTGTGTCTGTCCCCGACATTTGTAGAAAAGGCGCTGTTCTTCTGTTTATCTTGGAGCTATAACGGGACGTCCCGCATCCGGTGCTATCGGTCGCAAACGAAAACACCGCCCCACTGTGTGGTGCGGGCGGTGTGAACTGTTGGCGGTGGCTTGTCAGGCGTGCTGTCCGCTCAACAGCAGGGCGCGTTGCTGCTCGCAGAAGCGGTCGTACTCGGCTTGGTCGGTACCGCTCTCGATAGCGCGGTCGATCACGTCTCCCAGTTCGTCGAAGCATACCTCGTCGTTGACACACTCCACCGCGGCGCCCTTCTGAAGGTAGACTTCGTAATAATCCGCGCCGTTGAGCGCTACAATAACATACCCGGTGTGCAGGCGGCCGTTGACTTCGATCTGCAACGCCGGCATGTCCTTATAGACGGTGGCGGCAAAACCTTCGACACCCCACGACATGAGAACGGGCATAGGTGTCAGCGATACCAACTGTTCGCGGATGGTCCGCGCGATTTCCATAACATACTCTTTTTCCATAACTTTGATATTTAGATGATTGTTTTCAGTCGAACCATTCGGGGTTGCTCTCTTTGAGCACAGCGATCAATTCATCTTCAGGCAGTCTGAGACTGGCAGTATCCGTGAAGTAGAACACTTCATCGTATCGCTGCCGGGCTTCATCATTGACAAAGCCTTCGTTCTGGTCACTGAAGCTGCCCTGCTGGAGGGCATCGAACAGATCGGTCGGGCCGATAATCAATTCGTCGTCTTCATTCGATTTTACCATGCGCATACATAGGCGATGCCGTCGAATTGCAATTCTCTTGTTCTCATACGCCTGTTATTTCAATGGAATGTGTCTTCCGTTCGCTCTGAGGTATTCCATGATTCGCTTCGCCTCCTCGTGCGACGCACGGTTGCGGTCGTCGTAACGGCGGGTTTCGTCCGCCATGACTTTGATGCACTCCTTAATCAGCCGATAGAGGCTTTGCTGAAGCGTCGGGTGCATGTCCGGAATAGCGGCCGCAAAGCGTGCGGGATTGAAGGCATAACTGTTGACCGCCATTTCCCACTCTTTGGCAAGGCGGTACTCTTTGCTCTCTCTAATGTCTTGTTCCATAGTCTTGAATGTTAGGTAATTCGTTTCTTTTTCTTCCCTCTGTTCGGCATCCCTTTCCGGAACCGTTCGGGTTTTACGGCGCTTCGAGGGGCTGACAGACAAGCCCTTTCCGACGCTTTTTCCGGAAAATTACACTTGCGCTGAAAGGAAGAATTTTCCCGGAAATGCACTTCAAAGCGGCGGAACCGGCGCGGCAGCCAACCTTTGCGACCGAAAAAACCGACCGGGGACGGGAAGATGGATGAACGGCAGGGGACCTGAAAACGGTAGAAAAGGAAATTGCCACACAGGTGGAGTGCGTGAACGACACCCGTGCCCGATAAAAAAGGCAGGCCGGGGACCGGCGAGACGAAAAAAGAGGACGGAAATCCGTCCTCTCTCCATTCATGCGGAAGTTTTCCGGGGAATCCGGCTCCTCACTCCTTGTCCTTGAGGTTGCAAAGCGGAACCCATACCGCATTCTCCCCGAAATCCTTGATACCGCGCTCGTCCAGAATCGCTTCGTTCAGGCTATCGAGAGCCTCGTCAGGCTCGTCGGGGAAAAGATACGGTTGCGATTCCGGCCAGCGGAGCGGCTTGAAATAGCGGTTCGGCTCCGGGTCTTTCCCGAGGCATTCGATGTAGTCGTATTCCGGGACATAGCGTGCCCTGCCCTCCGACGAAGGATAGCCGATGTGTTCCTCCTCGAAACAGGACGTGTCGTCGGGAAACTCGACCAACACGTACAAATGTTCGTGCCATTCCTGCCCGCAACCATCGCAAGAAAGCGTTCCGGTTTGTTTGTCGAAGCTGATCTGCGGATTGCTGCAAAGCGGGCACACCGGATAATACGGAAACTCCAACGCTTCGGCGATAGCTTCCATGTTCGACAAGAAGAACTGCTCCCCGTAACAGCGTCTCATCCTTTTAGCCAGTTCTCGCATCTGGGTATCCGTAATGGAGCGCGTGTCGAAACCACAGGATTGCAAATTTTCCCTACTGACCAAGGCAACGGGATAGAAACCTTCGTTGAGTCGTTGCAGGAGATCCTGCTCTTGCGGCGTCAGTGAGGTCTTCGCCTCGAAATACGCCCGAATGTCATCCAAAATTTGTTGTACCATTATTCATCTATTTTTGTTTTGTTTGTCCCTCTGTTCGGCATCCCTTTCCGGAGCCGTTCGGGTTTTACGGTGCTTCGAGGGGCTGACGGACAAGCCCTTTCCGACGCTTTTTCCGGAAAATTACACTTGCGCAGAAAGGAAGAATTTTCCCGGAAATGCACTTCAAAGCGGCGGAACCGGCGCGGCAGCCGACCTTTGCGACCGAAAAAACCGACCGGGGACGGGAAGGTGGAACAGCAGGGAGAAACAGGCGGTGCACGCCGCTATAAAGGGAGAAGACGGTAAAAAAGGGGGGGGGCTGCTGGCGGCAGGGGCTAAAAAAGAGGGCCGCCCTGTGCGTTCATACCTTTGTATGGCCGCTATCCGGTTATCGGAAAAGATAAAAAAAGCAGGACGGATTTCTCCGTCCCGCCTTGGTAACGATTACGCGGCGACCTCCGCGGGTTGCGCGTCAGTCTGTCCGTCCGTTTCCGCCTGTGGCTCCTCGGGCCGGGCCGGCTCCTGCGCCGCCTTTTCCTGCGCGAGCAGGACGGCTTTCTTCTCCTCGATGCGCTTGTGACGTTTCTCGTAGACTTCGTTGTGCCCGCTCTTGATGTCGGCGAGCGTCTCGGGCATGTGTTTCTGCGCGAAATCGAGCAAGAGGGAAGCGATGGCATTCGACCCGAATGCACCCTTGAAATTGGCAAGCAGATAATCCCTGCGGATAAGTGCTTTTTCCTTGGCCGTGAGGTTGTCGATGATACGCATCTTTTCCTCGTCCGTAAGGTAGTGATAAGCATCTCCACATTCGATGCCTACGGTGGCGAAATGCTCCCGGCGAAGCGACGAAAGCAGGAAGAAATAGATCATCCGGTCTTCGTCCGCACCGAATTTGGTGTCGGCCATATCGACCTCCAAAATCCGCTTCTTGGTATCTTCTACGGTCTTTTCGAGGGCGATTTCCCGGTTGCGCTCGTCTTGCTTTTCGAGTTTTTCCATGGGAGAAAGTCGTTGCTCCGGCGCGGTGTCCGCCGTTTCGAGATAACACAGAGTAATATCGTCGTTGTCGATACGGAGATAGTATGCCATTTCGCCTGCGGCGACCCGCTCGCGGATCATCTCGCACTCTTCCGTATAGTCGGCGGATGCACGTTCGTACTCCGTGTACGCCTGCTCGTACTGCTCGGCGGTGTCGTAGTCCTCCTTTTCGGGGGCTACCGGCTGTTCGGGGTACTCCTCGGCATAGGTTTTGAGCGTTTCGACCTCGTACCCCATAGATGCAAGGCGTTCGACTACGGTTTCATTATAGCAGTATTCCCTATGACACAACGTTGCGGGGTATATTCCCATGAGCTGTACGGCTTTTTCGGCGAGGTACGAGGCGTTCGTTTCGTCCAAGCACGAACGGTTGGTGCAGTTGCCGCACCCGCCCTCGCAGAACAGGGTCATGTTATTGGTGTTGTGGGGACACGACATGCAGAGGGTCTTGTCGAACCGGTAGCGGTCGAGGTCGGTCGTGTACTGCCGCTCGATGTTCTTCGCCACGTCGGAAGCTTTCAGACCGCGCCAACTGTTGTACCCGTATACTCCCTCTTTCAGATGATTGTCGTACACGTCGCGCTGGATGTCTTCTCCGTAGCGGCAGATTTCGCCCGCCACGCCGACCGTCAGCTCGTCCGCCTCCAAGAGCTCCGCGATTTCGGGTATCAGGGAGAGGAATTTCAATCGCGTGCGGATGTAGTTTTCGCTCTTGCCGAACTGAACGGCCAGCGAGGGTACGTCGTGGCGACCGTTTTCGATGAGCTTTTGATAGGCGTTGGCCTCCTCCATGGGGCTGACGTCCTCACGTTGCAGGTTTTCCGTCACGGCCATCTCTTGGGCCTCCTCGTCCGAAACGTCCAAGACGATAGCCGGGATTTCCGCCTGTTCCGCCATGAGCGAGGCGCGATAGCGGCGTTCGCCGAAGATAATCTCGAAGCGGCCGGTGTCGGCCACGGGGCGCACGCCGATAGGTTGCAGGACCCCCTGCCGGCGGATGCTTGCGGCGAGTTCGGCGAGGGCTGCTTCATCGAATCGCTTGCGCGGGTTGTAGGTACTGGGCTGAATGTCGGCCAAGGCCAGCGATACGATGTTTTTTTCGGTCGAAACGATGTTTTCCATAATGCACTTGAATTTAACGGTTTATAATTGATTTGTTTTGAGGTTCTGCGGTTGTGGCTTAGGGTGGTATCGAACTCGTACATCGGATCGTCGTACCCTTCGAACGAGAGCCCGAAATCCTCGAAATCCTTGCGGCTCGCCAGTCTGACGGTAGCGTTCGGCCCGATGAAATAGGGCTCGCGCATCACGCGCCACGGGGCGCCGCGCAAGACGCTATCCTTTAAGGTGTAGAATGTGTCGGGGCGTTCGGGCATGATATACCCTAATGCGTACTCGTTGTAGACGGCCAGTTTGATTTTCTCCATGTCTTTGCGTTTTAATCTCGGTTTTTCTTTTTCCCTTTGTTCGGTTCGTTTCCTGCCGGAACCGCTTCGGGATTTTTACGGATGCGGTTTCAGGCTGTCCGAAAGAGCTGTCATACGGCGGTTTTCCCGGCCAATTACGCTTCGCAGAAGGAAGAATTTGCAGGGAATGCACTTCAAACCGCCGTATCCAGCGCGGCCAGCCAACCTTTGCGTCTGTAAAACCCCGAGCGGCGACGGCGGGGGATGAAGCGGATAAAGCGGCAAAAGAAAGGATAGAAAAGGAAGGGCCCCAAGCGGGGTACAAAGGGCAGAAATCGCTGCAGGAAGACGGACTTTCGGACAAAATGCAATCGAGATAATGAAAAAAGGGTTATTCTTGTAACAAGATGTCCAGCATGGCCCTATCAGAATGGATTGACTGGCGAGAGATGACGGGCTTTCCGCATACTCGTACAATGGGGTACGGGAGGCTTTTGCCGGCACGAACAGCACAAGCAGAGGGTCGGGATATGGACAATAAGCCTCCCGCCGCTTGGGGCAGGAGGCTTATTATTCCGTATTTTCAAGGTCAGAAATGATAGTCGATGACACCGCCGATGTAGAGCAGCGTGCCTGGTTCCAACTCACACACTTCCCGCATGAACTCGTAGGACTGTTCGGCATAGGATCGGCAACCCTCCTCGTCCGTGTAGAACCAGTAGGCCGTATCGAGCGGGTTTTTCAGGTACTTTTCAAGCTGATAGACCGGGCCAATCCACTCCAGAACCTTGTCGGGGGTAACGGCTTCCGCCTTGCTGCGCATACCGGCCACGAAATCCGCCTGCCATTTATCCGCACCGCCGATGTAACGGATGACATCCTCGGAGACAAGCTCGAACATGCCCTCGGGCAGGATATGGTTGACCAATACACCGATATGATGCTTGCGCTCCTTGTCGTCGATCTCGGCGCAATAATCGAAGAAACTGTCGTCGCCCTGCGTAAGCGTGCCCTCGTTCAGATAGTTGTCCTGGTACACCCTGGTTCGGGTAATTTGAAAAATCTTGCTGTGCATAACATTGAATTTTTATGTGTTGAACTTTCTTTTTCTTCCCCTCTCCTGAAAGCCTTCCGGCTTCCTCGTCGGGAAAGATTTTACATGCAGGACACACAGCGGGAAAATGAAGGAAAGGCAAGCAAACAGCCGGGGGATTTCACGGAATACCCAACCCGACAGGCAAGGCAAGGAGGGGAACCGGAAGTTCATCTTCGATTTGCGGAAGGCTGCCGTTCAATCCGCAGGCCGGTTAGCAAAGCGGTACTTGACGACCGGAATAACGCTGTACCTTCGCATGGGAAAATCCCGCCGACGGGAATGCCGGCGAGACGGGAGGCAAAGGAATACTATCTGTATAAAAGAATGGGAGCTACGCCGGAAACGAAGCGGGGAAAGAGGCAGAGGGAAGGATAGAAAGGGAGATTCCCTCTCGGGGTACAAACGGCCCGAAAACAAAAAAGATTAACCCGCCGATGAAAAGTACTCGGAACGAGTTGCGCGATATAACAGGGAAAGGCCGACAGGACGAAGGGCATCCAAGTTCATCATCTCTACGGAACAGACCGATAGAATTTTCAGTCGCAAATAGTTGCTTGTACAATCCGGATTTCAAACCCCTCGAATTCGACGGGTTTAGAAAGGAAGCCCGATTAAACGCCTTTACCCTGTCGCCGCAGAAGTGGATCAATACGACGAATGCAATCGGCATCGTTTCCCAATCGGGTCGTTATGGCGGAACCTATGCCCATAAGATATAGCTCTCAAATTTGCGAGTTGGATTTCCGTCGAATTTGAACTATAATCGTTAAAGAGTTCCAACGATGGAAAGCCGAGGTTCCGCGCCCGGCCTTCTCCTCTCCTCAGCGACAGTTCCGCTGGCTGTCTCCTTCGGTTCGGCCGGTCGTGCCGACAACCGTCGCCGGCCGGCCGTAAATAGTTCATCCAACGGATATAATTCCATGAATTGTTCGTATCTTTGCGGCTGAAATTCCGACAATCGGTAGTTGAATGGCAAAGATTACAGTAAAAGATACCGAAATAAACGTCGTTAAAGTCAATGACGAGGACTATATTTGTTTGACAGATATGTTGCGTGCCAAAGACGGTGATTTCTTTATCACGGATTGGTTGCGCAACCGGAATACACTTGAATTTATCGGCATCTGAGAGAAAGTTTATAATCCCGTTTTTAATTATGTCGAATTCGCCACAATTAAAATACAACATACGACACAGAAAAGAATACAAGACGTTATAACGATAATGGCAAAGATTACGGTACAGAGCACCCCGGTTACCGTTCTTAGTATAGAAGAACGGGACTATATATCCCTTACTGATATGGCTTCGGCCAAAGAGGGGGACAACCGGGCCGCGGACATAATCAAGAATTGGATAAGAAACCGCTATGCCATCGAATTTCTCGGCACATGGGAAGTTATTCATAACCCCGATTTCAAAGTGGTCGAATTCGACCACTTTAGAAAGAGTGCAGGATTGCCCTCCTTCGTACTGAGTGCTTCCGAATGGATAGAGTGTACGCATGCCATCGGCATTGTTGTGAAAAAGGGGCGTTATGGCGGGACTTATGCCCACAAGGATATCGCGTTCGAGTTCGGCTCCGCAATAAGCGTTCCTTTCAAACTCTACCTGATCGAAGAGTTCCAACGGCTGAAAGAGCAGGAACAGGCACAACTCGGCTGGAACGCGAAACGCGAACTGTCCAAGATAAACTACCGCATCCACACCGACGCGATCAAGCAGAACCTGATCCCGGCGGAGGTTACGCCCGCCCAGGCGAATGTCATCTATGCCAGCGAAGCGGACGTGCTGAACGTGGCGATGTTCGGCGTGACGGCTGGGCAATGGCGTGAGGCAAACCCGGATTCGAAAGGGAACATCCGCGACTATGCCACGATCAACGAGTTGATATGCCTCTCGAATATGGAAAACCTCAATGCCGTATTCATCGAGCAGGGCATACCGCAGGGCGAGCGTCTCGTCAGGCTCAACCGGATCGCCATCCGGCAGATGGAGATATTGGAAAGCGGCGGCAACGGCGGGCGGAAACTGATCAAGTGACACGAATAAAAGTAGTAGATTAGATGCCTGCTTGCAAGGCTTCGGCATAAACTCAGTATAAACAAAATATGTTGCCTATGATATAAACCTGCGGCATCGGTTACGATGTCGTTTCAAGAATAAGAAGAACGTTGTGTCTGTGTCTTGCTGTAATAAAGCGTAGGAAACTTTAATCACGATAACAAGATGGGCATGACGGTTCTCCGCGTACGCGTGGAGCTGCCGTTGCCATTCCGTTATCGAGGGCTTTCCTACCGCCTTTTACAGAGGAGTGACCGATGGGCGGCTCCGCGTCTTTTATTCTCGTCATCCAACTTCCAAATCATTCCTCAAAATGTAAAAAGCGAATATCATAACAGTCATTCAAGGAAACGTTGTGTCTTCATCTTGCTGTAATAAAGCGTAGGAAACTTTAATCGGGATAACAAGATTTTTGGCATGATGGTTCTCCATGTCGTTTGCATGGTGCTGCCGTCTCCATTTTCGAGTTAAGGCGTACAGCCTGGCCAGGAAGGATGGATACATACCGGTTTCACGTTTCAGTACTTGTCTTATTCATAGCCGAGCGAGAACCGGCGAGGCTGAGCAAACCACATGGATGCTAAAAATCTGATTTTGGCAGTAGCCCTTACGATCCTCCTGCCGATGAAGATGTACGGGCAGTGGACGGATTGCGATTCTTTATCCGTCAGCGACAAAAATGTAAGGAATTATGATTTCGAGTGGCGGCAGACGATCCTGCCCGCCTCTTTGATCGGAGTCGGGGCCGTTGCACTCGCTCCGAGTTTCATCCGGAACGGCAGCCGCAACGTTACCCGCAGCGCGATCGGCATACGGGGCGATGGCCGGCGGCTCGAATTCGACGATTATATCCAGTATCTGCCTGTCGCCGGCTCCCTGATGCTGGGCTGCGCCGGCATCAAGGCGAGACATTCATTCCGCGACAGGGTGTTTATCGTCGCTACCTCCTATGCGGCGCTGGCCGTTCTGACGAACATCCCGAAGTTGTGCATCGACGAAAAAAGACCGGAGTTTTCGGGACACAACTCCTTCCCTTCGGGGCATACGGCCACCGTTTTCATGGGTGCGGAGCTGGTGCGGATAGAGTACGGCGGTTGGTACGGGGCCGGAGCCTATGCCGTTGCGGCCGGGGTCGGGTTCATGCGGATGTACAACGGCAGACACTGGCTCCACGATGTCGTGGCGGGTGCGGGAGTAGGTATACTGAGTGCGCGGATCGGCGAGTAGAGCTGCCGGTTGTGGCAAAAAGCCTTTCAGAAAAAGAGGAAGAAAGAATATAACATTGTTTTCACCCCGGTAGCCGCTCCGGTAAAGGGAGGGTATTACGGGTTCTCCGCGGGGTGCAGTTTTTGACCGGTTGCGTTATCGGACTGCTGTTCATGGCATAGCCGGACGCCGGATGCGCCCGGCCGTTCCTGTCTCTTTTTCGTCCCGATAGCTGTCGCCGCATTCCTTATCGCTCGTTGTCGATCTTCCGGTCGTAAGCTTTTTCGGCGCTGTCATCCATTGGGCGAGTTTCAGTCCGATAGAGGCGGGAGCCGTTATATGCGGTCGGGCTCCAGTGTACAACAGGATAGGATGGTCCGCAGAAAAAAGCGGGCCGTTTCCTGGCCTGCAAAACTCGCATTTTCTATCTTTACGGCACAATCGGGGAGTGCGGACGAAAGACCGCGGCCTCATGGACAGACCGGATTATAAATCCGGGTAGGTAATGGCCGTACGGCGCATCGGCCGGGCCTTTCCGGGACCGGGAGGCTTCCCAGCGGAAAACGAAGTACAGGGGAGAACGGCAGGGAAGAGAGGCGAAGTGAACCTGAAAACAGGAAAAACAGGCTCTGCCGCTCGACGGGGAGCACCCTATCCGAGGTGCGGAGAAGATTCTTTCGCATAACGAATTATAGCCTGGCGAATGCTGCGTCAGTAGATACGGCAGGTAGGGACGTCTTGGACAGAGAGCGGACAACACGCTTTGGGCAGAAGGTTCATTCCTCCGAATTTGGAATCCGGAGGAATTTTATTATATTTGTACAGGATACGGCAGAAAGACTGAAAGGGATGCAATGTCGACGGTAGGCCGGACGTTTGGAGAATATATGTGTTTCACTTATTTTTAGATACGAGTTATGAAAAAGTTCATTTTTGGATGCCTGTTCCTTGTCGGAGCACTTTCCCTCACCGCCTTTACGGCTCAGGACGGAGAGAAGAAAGAGGATGGCAAAGCGAAAGTGGAGTGCTGCTGCGAGGAGTGCGACTGTGAAAAGTGCACCTGCAACACGGATTGTTCCGACTGCCGCGGCTGCAAGGGGAACGAGGCATGCCGGGAATGCCGCGATTGCGACCACGACGGGCATTGCTGCGATTACGGGCACCACGGTCGGAAACACCACAGAAGAGGAGGATGCTGCGGCCCGAGAGGGTGCTGACGGGATTGTGCCGGAATCGAAAAAAGAATGCCCCGCGAAAATTTTCGCGGGGTGTCTTTTTTCGGGCGAAAAGTTTTCTTCCGGATTTTCCAATGCCTGATTTCCTACAAAGGCTTGTCGATGGACGATATGTTGTAACCGCCGCTGTCGGAATGTGATGACGGAAACGTTACGGGCATAAAAACGGGAAATAAGGGGTGCTCCCTTATTTCCCGTTTTTTGCCAGGTACTCTTTCATAGCCTCGTTCACGATCTCTTTCAGGGAGACCTCCTTTTCGATGGAGAGGTACTTCATGCGGGTATGGATGCTCCTGTCGATGACGAAAATGCAATGCACCGCAGGCTCCTTTTCCGCGACGGGCGCTGCCGGACGCTGCGGTTGCGGGGTTTTCCCGGTAGGCGACAGCAGCCCGTCCAGTCCGGTCTTCATGCTGTCTTTCAATAAATCGCTCTTGCCCATATCGGTCTACTTTAATTTCAGTACCTCTTGCGCCAAAGCCATGTAGTCCTTGGCGCCGTTGCTATTGCGGCTGTACTCGAAGATGTCCTTGCCTTTGATGGGCGCTTCGGCCAGCGACACGTTGTCGCGGATGACCGTCTGGAACACCTTGTCGCAGAACGCATCCTTGACCAGCTCGGCCACACTCTTGTTGAGCGTCTTACGTCCGTCGAACTGGGTGATGACGATGCCGCCAATCTCCAGCGCCGGGTTCAGGCGTTCCCGGACAGTGGCGACCACGTTCGTGATCTTGGCCATGCCGCGCATGGCGAGGAACTGGGCCTGAACGGGGATAATCAGATAGTGAGCTGCGGTGAGGGCGTTGAGTGTCAGCAGACCCAGCGAGGGCGGGCAGTCGATCAGGATGTAATCGAATTTCCGGCCGTCGGGCAGCCGGGCGATCAGCCCCTTGAGGATCAGCTCGCGCCCCGGCTCGTTGATAAGGCCGCCGAGAGGTCGAGGCAGGAAGGTGCGACGGTAAAGCCGCCCTCCGTCTCAACCAGCGGCAAGGGGTACTCGCCCTTCATCGCCCCGTAAACGGTCCGCTCCTCCTCGATGGAGAGGCCGCAGGATTCCGTGAGGTTGGCCTGGCCGTCCATGTCGATGGCCAGCACACGTTTTTTCTTCTGCCGCAGTGCGGCAGCCAGATTGACGGTAGTGGTCGTCTTGCCGACCCCACCCTTGTGGTTCAAGACAGCAATGATTTTCGTCATCGTTCTCACTCTTTTATTCCATGTACAAAGATAATACTATTTTTAGTAAATACTATAATTAGCGAATACTATTTTACGCAAATACGCATTTAAGGAACATAGTATTTACTACTTTACTATGATACTAAATGTAGCATATACTACAACCCGTACCCGTAAGGAGAGATACTAATGTACTATGTATAGTATATACTACATTTAGTAAGACTTGACTTCCTGCGATATGGCGGCTATATCAGAAAGGCAGGTCGTCCGTGTCGTCCTGCGGCGCAGCGGAGGGCGCCGGGGCGTTGTCCTCCGCCCGGGCTCCGGCCGCGTCGCGTTTGCCGGCGCCGATGAAGGCGATCGAGTCCGCCGTGATGGTAAGCTGCGTCTGGCTATTGCCGTTGCGGTCCTCCCACAGCGAGGCGGAGAGGGTGCCATCGACCAGCACCAGCCGTCCTTTGGTCAGATACTCGGCCAGGCGGATATGGTTCTCGCGGTTGCTCTTGACCCTGACCCATGTAGTGACGTTCTGCCCTTTCGAATAATCGTCCACGGCTATATCCATTGCCATGAATGAGCCGTGCGTACCCGTGATGACCCTGCAGTCCTTGCCGATGCGTCCGATCGTGTGTGTATGTATCATAATAGAAGTTTGTTTGTGGCAGGTTGGTTAGTTCTGCCGTTACCTGAAAATCGTCGTTTCTTTTTCCCTTTGCTCGGTTCGTTCGCTGGCGGAACCGCTTCGGGATTTTTACGGATGCGGTTCATGGCTGTCGGATGAGCTTCATCCGACGGCTTTACCGGCCCAATTACGCTTCGCAGAAGGAAGAATTTGGCCGGGAATGCACTTCAAGCCGGAGGATCAAGCGCGGCAGCCGACCTTTGCGTCCGGCAAAACCCCAGGCGGCGACGACGGGGGATGAAGCGGGGAAAGCGGAAAGAGAAAACATAGAAAAGGAGGTGCGGCCCGGCCGCGTATAAGGGAAAGGAGGGAAAGAGTATAACAGAGAGACCGCCGGGGTGCGGCGGCGTACAAACGGGAAACTGGCCCGCCGCAGGCGAGCCCCTCCCCCTGCGGCGGGCCGCGACGCTTCAATCCTTGCCGCCGAGGGAGGCAGACAATATCGCTCCGATCCGCTCTTCCCACAAGCGGCAAAAGCCCCGGATCACGGTGTCGCCTCCTGTGCCTTCGAGCCGGGCGAACATCTGCAAGGCGTCGAATCCCCGGTCGAACTGCTCCATGATGACGGCAGGGGCAAAATGGATGACCCCGCGGGGATAACTTTTCGAGGTGCCGATCCACCCGCGCAGATAATCGTCGAAGCAACCGCCCGCCTGCGAATCGTAGAACTCCTGCGCGTGGGAGCCGGCGATACTTTTACCGTATGCTTCATCCCCCAGAATCAGAATGCCGGTCTGCGGATTGTACATGAAACGCCGGTTCGTGATTTGCAGAATGTCTATGATTTCCCGCTTGGTATCAACGACCATCAGAGATTTTTCGACCTTTCTTTTCGTGCGTCTTGCCATAATACAGTGTTTTTTGTCTTTTCCGTGAAACTTTCTTTCTTTCCCTCCGCTGGGTCCGTTTGCCGGCGGAACCGCTTCGGGGTTTTACGGATGCAGCAGCAGGCTGTCCGCAAAAACTGTCATACGGCGGTTTTCCCGGCCAATTACGCTTTCGCAGAAAGGAAGAATTTGCCGGGAATGCACTTCAAACCGCCGTATTGAGCGCGGCAGCCAACCTTTGCGTCCGGAAAACCCCGGGCGGCGACGGAGAGCATGAGACAGGAAAGCGGGAAGGGAGAGGATAAAAAGGGAAAGAAGGCCCGCTATAAGCGGCAGGGAAAGCGATAGAAAAGGCAAACGTTCAGCGCGACTGGGAAGGTACGTGCGACCGGTACGCGGTACAAAGTCGGCCCGCCGTCCGTCCGGTCGGAGGGAACCTTCCGGACGAAGGGTCGGAGCCGCGGGGCCGTCCGCCTACGCTTTGGTGGCGGGTTTACGCTTCGGGGCGCTGTTCGAGTAAATGGGACAGGAAAGGAGTATCTTATAAAAAACGCCCTGTTCCGTCTGTACGGGGTCTTTCGACACAAAAAAAACCGCGCTCCCCTTGATTTTCACCGTGTCCAGCACAGTTTGGCAAACGAACTTGTTGTGCAGGCGGATGCCGCCTCCGTTGGATTGCAGGGGAAAGCCCTGCTTATCCGTCGTCTTGCGCAGGAACCACGCTTTGGGATCGTCCTCGTCGCGGGCGAACTCCAGACGGTCGCCGGGCTTGACGTTCAAGTCCTTCGTCAGGTGCAAAGAGAGGTACATATTGCCGTTTACGCTGTTGAAACGGATGCTTCGGCGGCCGATGCGGTCTTCGGCCGTGCGACTGTTGGCGGTGTTGTAGATTACCAATTTCATTTTTTCGGAATTATCTAAGGTTAAACGAATTACATATTCACACAAGCGTAGCGGCGGGAAAATCCCGGATGGCTCCGCAGGGCGTCGGCGATACCGCCTATCCTCTGCCGCACGGCGCTGGCGGAAATCCCCGCATAGGCGGAGAGGCTGCGGAAGGAGCACTGCGCCTCGTACTCTTTCAGCCGGAAAAGTTCGTAGTCCCTTTTCGGGTATTTATTCCGCACGAACAGCAGGATGTCGTAGGCAAGCCTGTCGGAGGCCGCCAGCGCCTCGGCCGAGGGGGTTTCCTCTTCCGGCCGGAGCAAAAAGAAATGCTCCTTGTCGGGGTGGCAGTAACGGCTCTCGCCGCGCAGGCACATGGATTTACATTTCTTGTACACGCCGAAAAAATAAGGCTCGAAACGTTCGACCGCGACGTCTGAAAACGCGCACGTCTTTTTCATCGCCAGATAGGCGTCGTGGAAGGCGTCCTCGTTCAGATAGCGTCCGAATACGGCCCGTAACCGCTCATAATTGAAGGCGAACCATTTGTCAAAAAGCGAATCTCTTTTCATATACTCAATCGTTTTGAAGTTTCTTTCTTTCCCTCCGGTCCAATCAATCGCCGGAAAGTCCGATTCTTTTTTCCGCCCGGTTTCTGCATCGAGTTTTTTGAGCAAGGATTCCCGGAAAAATACGCTTCGAAGGCCATGAGAAGGAAGATTTTTCACAAGGAAATCGCAGATCCGCCTTGCGCGAATACCGCCGATGCAATCAACTTTGCGGGGAAAAGAGTCGGCTTTTCGGCCGTTGCATTGCGACGGAGGGTCCTCTCTATAAAAGGAGGGATGGAAGGCGGGATAGAAGAGGAGGAATGACACAAGGTAGAACAGGAGGGAAATAAGGGCCGAAAGCCGTAAAAAAGGACGGCGCAGGGAAACCGGAAGGCAGAAAAATCCCCCTGCCGGGTCTTGCGACCGGACAGAGGGAACGGTTGGATATATGAATTACGATCAGGCAGCTTTGTCGCTGGCCCCGCATTCGGCAAGGGGTTTCTGCGTGCGCTCCGCCTCTTTCAGGCCCTCATCGATACGCTGCTGCAACGCCCGGCACTCCTGCCGGAGCCGCGACAGTTCGTCCGTCTTACCCCATGTGCGGGCCACGATCGCCTCCAGAGCGGGTAGCTCGCTCTCCAGCCGGGCGATCTTCCGCCGCTGCTCCTCGATCATGAACGGAAGCCTGTTTAGCGTGATCTCCGGATAGCGGGACGTTTCCGCGAAACCCAAAGGCAACGCTCCGTACTGGCCGCAGCGGTATTTCAGCCCGCTCGGGCCCTCGACGAGGAACACATTGCGGTCGAATGTCCCGCACCAGTTGTACTCACTGTGCACCAGCAGGTTCAGCCCGGCATACGTGCCTATCGTGCCGTATGCGCCGCTGCGGTAGGTCTTGGCGATGCGGTGCAGTTCGCGCCCGATCTGCTCGGCCGTGGCCTGCGGCAGGTTCAGGAGCCGGGTCGTCCGGTCGCCCGCATAGGAGGCGACGTACTCCGCATCCCGCGCCATATCGGCTGCCGTGCGATCGGCCGCCGCGATCTCCTGCCGGTTGTCCGCAATCTTGTGCTCGGCGCGGATGCGCTCTTTCTTGAAAATGCCCTGCTCCTTTTCGAGGCGCATAATCTTGTTGTCGAGCTTCGCCTTTTCCAACAGGTCGGTATTGCCGGAGAGGATAGCGACAAATTCGGCGAAGTTCATCCCGTTGTTCTCGTCCATGCCGTCCTCGTCGATGCGGCGCACGGCGATCGTGCCGCTGTTGATCTGGTTGATGAACATCTGCTTGTTCTTCAACAGATTGAACTTGTAGGCGTCGAGCGTCTTTTCCGTGCCGTAGATGACCACGTCCACGGTGTTGCCGCCCCACAGCTTCACGGTGTTGCCCTTGCGTACCGCGCGGCCGTTGCGCTGCTCCATATCCGCCGGTCGATCGGGTAGGTCAAGGGCATTACTGCCCTCTTCCCCCCTCAGAACCGTACGTGAGGGTTTCCCCTCATACGGCTCAAGCTTTTCAAAGTCTCTGTTCGTGTGCAGAGACCGGCTCATCCTACTTCTTGTTTCCATTGTTTTTACGGGATAATTTGAAACATTCATCATGAATCAACAGATTGCATTTCCGTCCGTCTTGTACGGTCGGCATTACATTCCATGCCTTATGCGTGTCAATCGGTTCACCACATATCGGACATTTCCGACCTTGCTTTTCCCATAGGTAAAGCAGGGATTTACGTCCTTTCAGCGTCACAAGCATCTTTGACTTCATTCTTTTATTGAAGTACAGGCGGCAGTCTGCGTCAAACGGATTCATGTCCCCCTTTATCTGCGTATATTGCAGAAAAGGAAACGAAGATGCCAGTTTCAACAAGGTAAGTTGGTCTTCTTTGCCGTTTGATTTCTTGAACTTAGCCGCAAAAGTCCAGCTGTTCCCTCGGATATTGTGCCAATAGCGGTCTTTTATCCACCGTTTCCCTTTCTTGGAATGACGGCGTTTAGCCCATTGCCACAAGGCGAGAAATATCTGATGGTCGATTCTGTGAAAAGAATCACGTGTCGCCCCATGCTGATAATATGCTCCCCATCCTCGAATTTTAGCATTCAACATCCTGATTAATGATTCCTGCTTGCAACCCTTATGACCTTTTGTCACCTTACGGATATTCTCCATAAAGCGTTTTTCGGCTTTCTTGGTCGGCTTGGTCAATATTTCATTGCCGAATTTGCGGATGTTGAAACCGAGAAAATCGAAGCCGTCATGGATATTGGTTATCACCGTCTTTTCTTCTGATAAGGTCAGACCTCTTTCAGACATAAAGTCGGCTACCAATGGCTTGATTTCCTTTTCAAGTGTTTCACGGTTCTCGCAGGTAATTATAAAGTCATCAGCGTAACGGACAAGATTCACCATTGGCGAATATAACTTACCTTTGATTCTAACTCGTTTATATTTCTCTGCAAGGACTTTCTGCAATCCGTCCAATGTCATATTGGCAAGCGTGGGAGAGATAATGCCACCTTGTGGCGTTCCCTCCTCTGTCGGGAACATCTGTTTGTTGAAGATATAGCCGCATTTCAACCATTTTCGGAGTATTGCCTTGTCCATAGGGATGTTGGCAAGCAGCCATTCATGGCTGATATGGTCGAAGCACCCCTTTATGTCACCCTCCAGAATCCATTCGGGAGAATAGCCTTTTCGGAGAATGTTATGGCATTGCATTACCGCGTCCATACAGCGGCGTTCCTTGCGGAAACCGTATGAACGTGAGTCGGCTGTTGTTTCCGACACTGGTTCTAATGCCATAAGGTAGAGTGCTTGCATGGCTCTGTCTTTCATTGTCGGTATTCCCAACGGTCGCAGTTTGCCATTACTCTTTTTGATGTGGACTCTTCTCAATGGCTTCGGCTGGTAGCCTCTGCGTTTGAGTTCGCTTATCGCTTGTGTTTTTGCTTCGGGTTTCTCCCATGTTTCCATGTCCACTCCGGGGGTGTTGCCACCTCCGTTAGAAGTAACTCTCTTTACGGCTAAGGCTTTTGCGTAAAAAGAGTGGGTCAGCGTCCACTGCAAGGCTTTCACCTTGTTGTATCTGCCTTCCTTCTGAGCCTTTACAATTCGTGCTTGTAGCTTTCTGACAGCCAACTCCGCTTTAGTCCAGTCTATTCTGTCCCAAAGTGTTTGCTGATTGTCAGCAGGCGCACACGATGTCTTGTTTTCGTTCATTTGCTTTCCTCCTTTTGAAAGTTCTAAAAGTTAATTGTAAAGAATCACCATTTGACAACATTCGGTTTGATTGCCTACCTAATGTCGTCACAGAAGTCTGCCCACTTTCGTGTCGGATGATGTCGCCCACATCAGCCCGTGATGTCGGTTCAATCCGTATCCGCTCCATTACAGAACGGCGTTCGCTTTTTCTGTTATCTTATACCTGCACACCATTCGGCTTTCATTGCTGTCAGCTTACCTGTCATTTTTACATGACAGGAGATATACAGGCTTACCATGTTCCACATAGATAACTAACGGATAGGTTAGGTTCTGTCTCATCCTCCGGCGGTGCTTATATCCGTGTAATCCTACCATGGAGAGGATTAACCGACCGCTTCCCTTTTGGGTAGAGTGTGCCAGTATCTTACACTCTTTCGTGACATTACGAAGTTTACTAACAGTTCGCTTGCGCTAACCATACTATCCAGCCTCGCCACTCTACGGTATGATACTAACCGTACTTGACTTCCCCTCACGGTTCTGTCTTGTCTTGCGAAAGTGTACTTCGTCCCGACCGCTTAATACAACATTAAGGTGCATCGGTCGGTAGGCTACCGCTGACGGAACAGCGGGTTAAAGCTGATACCCGTAAGTATCATTCCAACAATTATCTATGCGACTTCATGTCGCACCCACGGCGTATCGAGATGATGGATAGCCACACACCGTTTCTGGGCGTTCACACCCGTTCCGAGCATAGAGGTAGAGC